AAAAAGTAAATGAGGCATATGATGATAGTATTTAATAACTTAGCTAAAGCAGATGGCTTTGAGATAGCTATAGATGAAGCAAATAAAATACTTATTGACTTCAACATACAATTACAGTATAATTTTATAAAAGATTATAGTAATGAGTTTGCTTATTCTTTAACCGTAGAAAGACATGAGGAGTTTGGAGATGACAGACAGTTACACTTGCTCTAGATGTGGATGTGTACATTGGGATGAACTAGAACCTATCTCATGTATCATGTGTGATAACGATGTATTTTACGATAGCCCTGATGAGTTCTATAAAAACAAAAAGGAGACTGAAGATGTCAAAGATTAAGAAATCTACCATGATAATGTTTAGAAATAAAGAGATGGTTAAGTGGGGTCATGAAGACATAAACCTACATGAGTTGTTTAAAGAACTAAAGAAACTTGTATGTGATCCTGTTAGAAATCTCCATGATATGGATGGGGATATGTATATGTCTGACTACCATAAATTGTCTGAAGCTGAGTGGAAAATATTATCATTCTTAAGACTACTTGAAGGAGATACTAATGACTAAATGGTATGTCTGTGTAGACTGTGGCTATGCTCATGAAGGTGATGAATCACCAGAGCATTGCCCTGTATGTGGCTCATCTGACTTTGAATTGGAGGATAATAATGATTAAAGAAGGTAAGGTATGGGGTCAGACGATCCCATTGCTACAATCACCTGCTGTAGAGATACATCGTATCACAGTAGAACTTGGTGGGTATTGTAGTAAACACGCACACCAATCTAAGATCAATGCTTTCTATGTTATCTCAGGTGAGCTAGAGATTAAACGATGGAAAGAATATAAGTTAGTAGATAGTACATGGTTAGAAGCAGGTGATCTATCTATCGTACCAGCAGGTGAGTACCACCAGTTCCATGCACATCAACAGACTGAAGCTCTTGAAATATACTGGACAGAGTTAAGTCATAATGATATCATTAGAGAAAATGTAGGAGGAATATAAAATGCTTTGGATTTTATTAGCGTTACTAGGTGTGATATGACATACATCATAATCCAGATGGAAGACCCAATGGATTTAGAAAATATATCTGTGATGCCAGATGAAAAGGAACTAAAGATAAAGAAGTTTCTTAGTGAAGAAGATGCAGTTAAGTTTCTGGTTAAACATGATATGCAAGATGAACTACTATATGATGCTAAGATTGTGAGGTTACATTGAAAACATTATTCACTGGCCTGTTCGGGCCGATCATATTACTACTAATAATATTCTATTCTTTATCTAGTAAAGCCAATGACTTAGACTGCTTAGTTGAAGCTGTCTATTATGAAGCTAGGTCTGAAGGTATCATACCTAAGATAGCAGTAGCTAATGTTATACTACAAAGAGTTAAAGATAAACGATATCCTTCTACGATTTGTGATGTTGTACACCAAGGTAAGAAGAGAAATGGTAGAATGATACGTAACAAATGCCAGTTCAGTTATTACTGTGATGGTAGGAAAGAGAGAGTAAAAGATTATACATCCTTACTTGAAGTATTAGATGTAGCATCTTTAGTATTAGAAGGTGTGCTTCTTGAGAGAACTCAAGGAGCCACACACTACCATGCCTACTATGTTAAACCTAGATGGGCTATTAAAACAAAAAGGTTTAAGAACTTAGGTAGGGTAGGAGCGCATATATTTTATGTTGACAAAGGTAATCAATAGGAGTATACTATGTATCATCCATTAGAGGTTAAGAATTTGAAGGATCAATTAAATAAAGAGAATGATCTACTTCATAAACATATTAAATTATTAAAGGAACTCTTAGAAGAAAGAGAGAATACTATAAAGAAGTTAAGAGAAGAACTTGGTAGATCTGGTGAAACAAAATGGGTAGAAGGACATGATTAAAAACTTATGGGAACAAGAAAGAAAGTCTCTATTATATTCTAAGATTAAAGAATATCAAGAGGAAGGTTATGATCGTTTTGAAGCTAAGTCATTAGCTAAGAAAGAAGTTGATGAGATCATGACAGATAAGGAAGGTTTTGTCTCTGAACTATGGGATAGTTCTTATGAAGAATAGTAGATGGGAATTAGTTCTTGAAAAAGAAATGAGTAATGTTACTATAGAAACTTATCCTAGTAAGAAGTTAGCTGAAGAGGAGAGAGAAAGCAGAAACAGATTGTGTATTGCTATGGGCTATACACCTGATGTAAAATATATTATAAGAAAGGTATGATCATGTCTAATGTTACCCCTACAATGGGTCCATGCCCAAATCCTAAATGTGGTAGTAGTAATGCTAATGCTACATACCCTGATGACGGTCATTCATGGTGTTATAGTTGTCAAACTTATACAAGCGGAGATAAATCTATGCAACAGACTAAAGTTATTCCAATGAGTAATCCTGCTACTTCCGAATTAAAGAGTGTCGGACAGGTAACTGATATACCTGATCGTAAGATTAAACAAGAGACTGCAAGAAAGTATAATACACAAGTGATGCAATCAGATAATATGATTACTCACCACATCTATCAGTACTTCGATAAGGATGGTAATCATATAGCTAATAAAATACGTGAGGTGCAGGGTAAGAAGTTCTGGTCCGAAGGTAATCTTGCTGGCTCTGGATTGTTTGGTGAGCATATCTTTGGTAGGGCTGGAAAATATATTACCGTATGTGAAGGTGAGATAGATGCTATGTCTGCCTATGAGATGCTTGGTTCTAAGTGGCCTGTTGTATCTATAAAGAATGGTGCAGCATCAGCACTTGAGAACTGTCGTAGATCTTTTGAGTATCTTAATCAGTTTGAGAATGTTGTCCTATGTTTCGATAATGATAGGCCGGGAAAGGAAGCAGCACTTAAGGTAGCTGAGTTGTTTGATCCTAACAAGTGTAAGATAATAGAGTTAGAACTAAAAGATGCTAATGAATATCTCAAGACTAATCAACGTAAGAAGTTTAGTGATGATTGGTGGAATGCTAGAACATTTACACCAGCAGGTATCGTAAACCTAGCTGACCTTGGTACTACATTATACGATGAGAAGTATTGTGAGACAGTACTATATCCTTGGCAAGGACTTAACGATAAGACATATGGTATGCGTACTGGTGAGCTAGTCACGTTTACCAGTGGAGCAGGTATGGGTAAGTCTAGTATCATACGTGAACTAATGCATCACATTATGAAGGTTAGTAAGGATAACATTGGTGTCTTAGCTATGGAGGAAAGCATTAGGAATACAGCCTTCAATCTTATGAGTGTAGAAGCTGATGCTAGATTGTATATTAAAGAGATTAGAGATAAGTATACAAGAGAACAGCTTACTACTTGGCAGGAAAAGACTATAGGTACTGGTAGGTTCTTTGCCTTTGATCACTTTGGTTCTATAACTAACGATGAGATACTTGGCAGGGTTAGGTACATGGCTAAAGGATTAGGATGTAAGTGGATTATATTAGATCACCTATCTATACTGGTGTCAGGTCAGGAAGATAATGGAGATGAACGTAAGTCTATTGACATTCTAATGACTAAGCTACGATCATTGGTTGAAGCTACAGGTATAGGCTTACTACTTGTCAGTCACTTACGTAGGCCGTCAGGTGATAGGGGTCATGAGGATGGGCGTGAGGTATCTCTGTCGCACCTTAGAGGGTCAGCATCTATTGCTCACCTATCTGATAGCGTCATAGCTCTGGAGCGTAACCAACAAGCTGACGATGAGGTAGAAGCTAACACTACTACCCTACGTATACTTAAGAATAGGTACACTGGTGATACTGGTATATGTACACACTTGCATTATGATAAAGAAACTGGTAGAATGACAGAGATTAATAACCCTTTTGAAGATGGAGAAGATACAGACGTTCAACTTTAGTTAGGATAATACTATGGTAACAGCAGTCGTTGATATTGAAACTGATGGATTAAATGCTACTGAGATACATTGTATTGTAGCCTGTGAATATGAAACAGGTAAAGAAAAGGTGTGGGTACAAGATGATTGTTCTCAGTTTGCTTCTTGGTCTAAGAAGATTGATACTTTTATTATGCATAATGGTGTAAGCTTTGATGCACCGATTCTTAATCGCTTAACAGGATCAGAGATAAAGTTATCTCAAGTAAGGGACACTCTAATAGAGTCTCAACTTTACAATCCTAATAGAGATAAAGGACATTCGCTATCAGCATGGGGGGAACGGTTAGGTTTTCCTAAAGGAGATTATAAAGACTTTGCGTACTATACTTCTGATATGTTAGAGTATTGTAGACAAGATGTACGTGTTACTAGAAAAGTAGCTCAAGCATTATCTAAAGAAGGGGAAAAGTTCTCCTCTAAATCGTATGTACTAGAAAGAAAAGTAAGAGCTATCGTAGATCAGCAAGAGAGTAATGGCTTCTCATTTAATTTACGTGAAGCTATATCATTTCTTGCTACCTTAGAAGAAGAACAGCAATCTCTTAAAGATAAAGCTCAAGAGATGTTTGAACCTACTAAAGTAAAGCTAACGACTAAGACTAAGTACATACCATTTAACATTGGTTCTCGTAAACAAATAGCTGAGAGACTAATGAAACTTGGTTGGAAACCTACCGATCACACAGAGAAAGGTAATGTAATAGTTAATGAAGACGTACTATCTAAGATTGATATGCCAGAAGCTGAGATGTTTAACCGATACTTTCTACTACAGAAACGTACTGGCTTAATCAAAGCTTGGATTGAAGCATGTCAGGAGGACAATAGAGTTAGAGGTAGAGTGATGACCCTTCGCACCGTGACAGGCAGGATGGCACATAACTCTCCTAACATGGCTCAAGTTCCAGCAGTCTACTCACCTTATGGTAAAGAGTGTAGATCGTTGTGGACTGTCTCTAATCCAGATACACACACCTTGATTGGAACTGATGCATCTGGGTTAGAGTTACGTTGTCTTGCTCACTACATGGATGATCCAGACTTCACCAATGAAGTTCTTAATGGTGATGTACATACAGCTAACATGAAAGCTGCTGGCCTTACAGATCGTGATCAAGCTAAGACATTCATCTATGCTTTTCTCTATGGTGCAGGTCCAGCTAAGATAGGTAAAGTGGTTGGAGGTTCCGCTAAAGCAGGGCAACAACTCATTACTAAGTTCTTATCTAATATGCCCAAGCTTAAGAAGCTAAGAGATGATGTATCTAAGTGGTCTAAGAATGGTACTATACCTGCTCTTGATGGTAGACGACTACACATTAGATCAGAACATGCAGCAGTTAATACTTTACTTCAGGGTGCAGGTGCTATAATATGTAAGCAATGGCTTGTACATATTACTGAACGTATACATAAGTCAGGTGTCGATGCTAAGTTAGTTGCATCTATACATGATGAATATCAATTTGAAGTAGCTAAGAAAGATGCTCAAAGGTTTGGGCAAATCACTAAGGATGCAATGCAGGAGACAGAGAAAACACTTAAGGTTCGATGTCCTCTTGATTGTGAATTTAAAATTGGTACAACATGGAGTGAGACACACTAATGGCACATAACAATAGAACATTTGATCGTAAGTCTTATAATGAGAATGATGCTAGAGCTAAGAAAGCTATGGTAGATTACTTAAAGTCTTTAAGCTTTGAAGATATAGAAGCTAAAGAAGATTTTTACTTCGATGTCTCAGCTAAGAAGGATAAGAATTATTTCTTTGAGGTTGAAATTAAAAACCAGTGGGGAGATTACTGGCCTAACACATGGAAAGAAGTTCGAATTCCAGAAAGGAAGAGCAGACTTATGAAACGAAAGGAGAAAGATTACCCAGAACATGACTTATATTTTGTAGTATTTAATACCGATTGTACTCAAGCTTGGTTCATTAAGGATAAAAGTATAGATGATTTAAGTGTAGGTACAATACAAAACTCTAAGCAACCTAAAGACTCACCGCACTTGAGAGAACCTTTCTTTCATATTCCTGTGGAAAAAGCTAAATTAATTCAAATTAGCTATTGACCCCTAGAATTATGTGTGGTATAATTACGTTACAAATTAATTTAAACTCATGTCACAACAGCGTGACGATAGACAAAGGAAATACAAAATGAATGACGCAATTTATATTACTGGTAAATGTCACTATGCTTCCATCACTGAGCCTAACACTAAGTTTGAGCCAGTGTGGTCAATTCAAGTTGAAGTGAACGATGATAACCGTCCCATCATTGAGAAGGCTGGTCTTTCTGTAGCTAACAAAGGTGATGATCGTGGTGACTTTGTTACTATCAAACGTAAAGTTCTACGTAAGGATGGTACTCAACGTCAAGGTCCAGTTGTTAAGGATTCCCAAAATAATAATTGGGATGGTAAGTTGATTGCTAACGGTAGTACTGTTAATGTTAAGGCAGTACCTTTTGAGTGGAGTTATGCAGGTAAGTCAGGTGTTTCTGCTGACCTAGCTGCTGTTCAAGTAGTAGACTTTATTGAATACTCTAGTGCTGGTGAAGACTTTGATGTCGTTGAAGGTGGTTATGTAACTGAGACATCTGAAGAAGATATTCCTTTCGCCTCTTAATGTAAACTAAGGGAGACTTGGGGGTAGAGATTATTGGTTTGGTTTCTACCCCTATTTTTTTGATATGAAACAGATTGAAACATTAGTTAAAGATATATATGATTTGTTCTCTCTTGATCCAATTAAGATGGATGAGAAGGAAGTGGATAAGCATATAGATACCTTTGGTGAGATGCTTAAGGTACATATAAAAGCATTTATGTATGAGGAACCTCGTACTAGAGGGAACCTTAGACTATCTGCTATTGGTAAACCTGATCGACAGTTATGGTATGATGTTAATAGTAAAGAATCTATAGAAGATATATCCTCTAGTACTAGAATTAAATTTCTATATGGTTATATCTTAGAAGAACTTCTTTTACTATGTGCTTCCATTGCTGGACATAAAGTTACTGATCAACAAAAGGAAGTTAATGTAGAAGGTGTACTTGGTCATCAAGATTCTATGATTGATGATGTCTTAATTGATTGTAAGAGTGCATCTGCTTATAGCTTTAAGAAGTTTAAACATAATACTTTATTAGAGGATGATCCATTTGGTTATATCGCACAGATCTCAGCCTATGCTGAAGCTAATCAAGTTAATAAGGCAGCATTCTTGGTAATAGATAAGTCCAGTGGTGAGATATGTCTTACCCCTGTACATCAGATGGAGATGATTAATGCTAAAGAAAGAGTTAAACATCTTAAGGGAATGGTCAGTAATGATCATGTGCCTGATAGGTGCTATAATCCTATTGCTGATGGGGAGTCTGGCAACTTTAAGTTGGCTATTGGTTGTGTCTATTGTAGCCATAAAAGAGAGTGTTGGCAAGATGTTAATCATGGTAAAGGACTACGTGCTTTCAGGTACTCCAGAGGACTTAGCTATCTTACAACGGTGGCTAAAGAACCTAAAGTGGAAGAGGTAATGAACTGGTAATGCATTGGAAATATAATACCAAGCCTGACTTAACTAAGTTTGGTTTTGTCTATTGCATTACCAACACTAAAACTGGTCAAGCTTACATAGGTTGTAAGCAATACTTTAACTATAAGAAAGGCAAGAAGAAAGCTGAATCTAATTGGAAATCTTATATGGGATCAAGTAAACATCTACTTGAGGACATTGATAAATTAGGTAAGACTAACTTCAAGTTTGAAATGATAGCTGAGTTTAAAAACAAACGAAGCTTACGTTACTATGAGTGTTACTATCAAATGAAATATAATGTTTTATGTAGTACACTTGATGGAACTGATACACCTGCATACTATAATAACTATGTAGGTGGTAAGTTCTATAGACCTGTGGAAGAATACTATGATAATGAGTGATAACCTATACGATTTAAGCGCAGATGTTTCAAGTAATTCTCTGTTTGATTTAACAAATAAAGATGGACATAGATCTTTATATATCTCTGTTGTTCTTCAGGCTATATTGGATCTATCTAAACCTAAGAGTGAGACTGAGGATAGTTCTGTTCAAGTATACAGAGATCAAGCTCACTCATGGATCTTTAAAGATGTTGGTGTTACTTGTGAAGACTTTGAAGAGATATGTTTTTATGCTGGATTAGAACCTACTGTAGTAAGGAAGTTTGCTACTAATGTAATCAACTCAAAGGATATAAATAATGTTAGAAGAAAATTCCAATCCCTGCTCTAAGCCACTTGATAAACAAATAGGTGGTAATCATTATAAAGACTGTGGTATACAGCCAGTACAATATATACATGCGAATAAGCTTGACTACCTAGAGGGTAATGTGATAAAATATATAACTCGACATCGTACCAAAGGTCAAGGTAAAAAAGATATTGAGAAAGCAATACACTACGCACAACTAATCTTAGAATTAGAATATGAAAAGGAAAACATTAATGGAAAATGAGATGCACTATGGTATGACACTCCCCATATCTGAGGAGATAGATGCAACTAAGTATAGACAAACTGGTGAAGACTTCTATAGTAAAGTTGTACGTATATCTGAGGCACTTAAAGATAGTCCTGATCACTTTGAAAGTTTTAAGGATGCACTAAGGTATCTTAGGTTCTTACCAGCAGGTAGAGTACAGAATGCTATGGGTGCAGCTAGACAGACTACTGCTTACAACTGCTTTGTCAGTGGTGCTATAGAAGATAGTATGGATTCTATCATGGGCAGAGCTACTGATGCTGCTGAGACAATGCGTAGAGGCGGTGGTATAGGCTATGACTTCAGTAGGCTACGTCCTAGAGGAGATCGTATCAAGTCTCTAGACTCTAGAGCATCAGGTGCAGTCAGCTTCATGCAAATTTATGATGCAGTATGTCAGACCATAGCATCTAGTGGGCATCGTAGAGGAGCGCAGATGGGTGTGTTGCGTGTAGACCATCCAGACATTGAGCAGTTTATCACAGCTAAGAATGATGGTACTTCTCTTACAGGTTTTAATATCTCAGTTGGTGTGACTGATGAGTTCATGAGATGTCTTGAAAAGAAAGAACCATTTCCCCTACAGTTTGAAGGTAGAGTCCATGAAGAAGTAGATCCTGTAGCACTATGGGATATGATCATGCGTTCCACTTGGGATTGGGCAGAGCCGGGAGTGTTGTTCATTGATACTATCAACAAGATGAATAACCTTTATTACTGTGAGACTATTGAAGCTACTAATCCATGTGGTGAGCAACCTCTGCCACCCTACGGTGCTTGTCTTCTTG